CGAGCGCGAAGGCCGCGAAGTTCGCCCGGCTGGCGAACAGCTCGAGGTGAGTCGCGCCACCGATGGTGCTGGCCTCCTGCACGCCATTGATGATCGCGCCCAGCAGAGATCCGCCGGTGCTCGCATTGAAGAACGTGCCGTAGGTGCGCGGGTTGTTCGCCCGGTTGACGGTCCCGAGCGTGATGACCGTGGTGTCGGTGAGCGCCGACTGGCGATCCGGAATGTGCGCGTCGATGCCGACCCATACCTGGCGAGCCGGCGAGCCGGCGTTCTGGCGGCAGCCGGCGATGAAGCAGAAGTCACCGTTGACCGCCGAGACGCCGGCGAGCGTGCCGTCGAGCGTGACGAGACCGTTCGAATAGTCGATCGAGAGCACAGTGCGGACGGTCGCCGAGCGCAGCGCCGAGACGTTCAGGTCGGGCGCGAAGACGACCGGCATGCCCTGTACGATCTTCGGCGCGTCGGAGGTGTTGCCCACCACGCGGTTGGCGACGGTGAATGTGTTGCCCGAGACGCCTGAGATCTTGCACAGCTCGCCCCAGCCCTGGCCCTGGAAGAGCACGCCGTTGAAGTGGCCCATGGCGGCCAGCTTCTTCTTCATCTTGGTGCTGATCGCCGACTGCCAGGCGCTGTCGTCGTTGCGGGTGTTGTTGATGACCGCGGTGGTCAGCTGCGCGACCTCGTAACCGGGCGTCCAGGCGAACTGGTACTGGTTGCCGATGGCCTGCGACTGGTTGATGGCCTGGTTCTGCGAGACGGTGAAGTCGGCGCTGGCGCCGAAGTCGTCGTCATCGTCTTCCAGGTAGGTCAGGAAGTCGCCGCCGCCGTCGGTCTCCTTGGAGACCGCCTTGAACGATGGCGACATGCGGGACGTCATCGAATTGGTGACGAACCCCTTGTCGAACTTCCGCTTGATGTAAGCGGCGAATGCGGTTTCGGTGAGCATGGTCGGGCCTCTCGACCCGCGCTGTCAGCGCTAGGTCAGTTCGCCGGCAGCACGCATCTCTGCGTTGATCCGGCGGTCACGTTCCTTCTCGCTCTCGGCCTTGTTCTCCCGTGCGGACGGGGCTGCCGAGCTCGATCGGTTCGTGATGGTCTTGCCCTTCGCCCCGGCGGTGGGCTTCGTCGCCGGGGGAGTGCCCTTTTGCGCCGGGCTGGCGGTGAACTTTTTCGACTTCGAAAGCGTCGCGGTCATGCGCGCTTCGACGATGTCGGCCATCTCGAAGATCTTCTCGTTCGGGATGCGGCCGTACATCTTGCGGTACTCGTTGATCGCGTCCCAGAGCTGGCCCTGTCCGATGTCGTTGAGCACCAGGTCGAAGCGCTCCGGCTCCTTGGCCAGCGCTTCCGCAACGCGCGTGTGATCGGCGCGGTCGGTCTCGGCGCGCGCGGCCTCCGCCTCGCGGCGCTCGCGGTCTTCCTTCCACTTCTTCAGCTCGGCGACCTCGGGATCGATCGCGGTCGGGAGTCTTGTCCACCGCCTCGGCGAGCTCGCGGAACGACTTCCAGCCGACCCGGCGCAGCTGCGCCATGATGTCGCCGGCGCCGGGGCGCAAGCTGTTCGCGAAATCGACGTAGACCTTGTGATCGCCGGTCAGCTTGTCGTGCGCCGCCTTGATCTCTTCGGTGGCGCGCTCCGCTCGGCGGGCCGCTGCCATCGTCTTATTGGCGAACTTCTGCCCGACGCGGCGGAGCTGGTCTTCGGTGAGCTGCGTGGCCAGCTCATCGACGGTCAGATCCTTGAGCGCCTTCGGCTCGTCGGCCGGCTTGTCCTCGGGCTTGGCTTTGCCGTCGGGCTTGGCCTCTGCCTCTTCGGCTTCCTTCGCGGCCTTCGCAGCGGCGGCTTCGCCTTCCTCTTCCGTCTCCGCCGGCTCGGCCTCTTCCTCGGTCGCCTCGGCGCCCTCTTCCGTCTCGGTCGTGGGCGTCTCGGGCTCTTCGCCGGCCGGCGGCGTTTCATTCGCGGCTTGGGTGGCCATCACCCATAGCCAAGCGGCCTCGCGGCTACGCTGCCGCTGCTTGTGGCGCCGGGCTGGCGGCCGGAGCGGGCGCAGCCGGCGCAGGATTGAGCGCGGCGTTCGCGCGGTTCACCTGGCGCAGGTAGCGGCGCACCTTCTCGACGCTCTTGTCCGGCACGCCGTCTTCCTCGGCCTGGTTCATCAGCTCGAGACCAACCTGCATCGCCAGCTTGTAGTCGGTGAACTCGTCGGGCGGCTGCAGCGGCTGGCCCTCGTACAACGCCTCGTCGATCTTCTTCTCCAGATTGCGGCGCTTCGAAACCGTCGCGTTCGTGCGGCCGTCAATGTCCAGGTCCTGCCAGGCCTCGACGAGCTGGTCTGGCGACCAGACGCCCATGTCGACCATGTCCTGACCGTCGGCCTTCAGCCCCTCGGGCGTCATCTCCACCGGCGACGCCGGCTTGACGCTGATCTTGTAGTCGCCCTCGTCGATGGCCACGTCCGTGAAGTTGAGGCGGGCGAGCTGCCTGCCCTCGCGGGCGATGACCTGGTAACCACGCGACTTGGTTCTCCCGTCGCGCTTCGCAGCCACTTCATCCTCGGGCTCTTCCGCAATGTCGCGCGCGATCGAGAGCGCCACCTTCATCAAGTCGATGTGCAGCTCCTCATAGCGCTGCTGGCGCAGGCTGTTGCGGTCGTCGACGGTCTTTCGTGCCTCGCGCCGGGCGGAACCCGACGCGTCCAGGCCAGCCTCGCTCGCGCCTTGCGAGGCCTGCAGGTTGACGCCCAGGTCCTCGAAGATGCGCTGCCCATCGCGCTCGATCTGCTGGTAGAGCTCGGGCGCCGCGCACGTGAACGTGATCTGCTTCGGCGGGTCGGGCGTCGTGCCCTCCCAGAGCGTGCCGATCTCGTTCGTGAGCTTGCTCTTTTTCAGGTTCTGCCCGGTGTACGTGTAGAGGTGCTGCGCATGGAAGACCTTGGTGGCGCGCTCGATGCGGTAGTCGTTCGCGTTGATTCGGATCTGCAGGTCGCGCGCCTGCGTCATGAGGCTGTTGCCCCACGCCCCCGTGAAGCGCTCTTCCGCGCAGAAGAACACCAGGCAGTGGAACGGCTTCTCGTACTGCTCGACGACCAGGTCGCCGCCGTCGGTGTCCACGGCGATGATGTGCCAGCCGTCGCCCGCCTCTTCGCCGGTGGGCAGCGTCCACGACTCGTACACCAGGCGCTGATCGATGGGTGTGCCGCCGGTGCTGACCTTCTTCGCCGCGCGGATCTTCGCGTCCAGCCCAGGCGTCCCGCCGAAGTCGCGCAGGATGTTCGCCAGCGGCATGGGGCGCTCGCGATAGATGGTCCGCGGCTGGCCATCGACGAAGCCGTCGCTCGGGTCGATCGCGAGCTCGGTCGGCAGCACGCGCTGCTCCATGACCTTGTTGCCGCTCCGATAGAGCTGCGCCACGCCGGCGCCGCTCTCGAAGACAGCCGAGTCCATGAACATGCGGCGCTTCACGCGCGCGAACTGGAGGTCATCGGCCAGGCCATCGGCGAAGTTCTGCATCTTCCGCGCGCGCCGCCGCACCCGGTAGTCGCCATTGACCACCTCGAAGCGCGCCCGCGTGTCCGTGCTGGCCACCTGCGAGGCCAGCGTGTCGATCGCCGCCTTCGCGCGGTTGTTCTTGCTGTTCTCCGTCGGCGCGACGCTGCCGCGCCCGCCGTCGATGAACTGCTGATTGAACAGGTCGTACAGCATCAGGTCGTTGTTCTTGCTGTACAGGCGCAGGTTAAACAGGTCGTAGTCGCGGCGGTCCCGCTCGCTCGACAGGTTGCTGATCAGCTTCTTCGTCGCGACCATGCGGCGCGCGCGCTCGCTGTCCTCGATGTCCTCTTCCCAGAGCGCGAGGGACTGCCCGTCGGGCGAATTGCTCACGGCGCCCTCTTGCGAGCCGCGATCGGGTCGTAGGCGCCGGGCGGAAGGTCTTCATCGGCCGGCTGCTCTGGCCCGGCGGGCGCATCAGTGCCGGCTCGCGGACCGAAGGTCACCTCCATGGTGAGCGCCTCATTGGCCATCTGCACCGGGACCCGCGCGCTCGACACGCCCGCATCACGGAGGACGGCGAGGAGCGCACCAAGGACACGAGGATCCATCTGTCCATAGCCAAGCGGCCTCGCGGTCTCTGGAGTTAGTTAAAGGCTTTCCCTAACTGGTAACCGTTACCACTCGTTGCGTCATTCCTACGTGCGATTCCGCTGCCTTAGAACGACATGTCGTCGTATTCGTCGTTCTTGAACTCGTCGGTCGCATACTCGTGCGCGGCGGCGCGCTGGGAGCGCGCGAGCTCTTCGGCGCGGCGGATGGATTCGAGGTAGGAGGCGTCCGGCTGCTCTGGTTTGTACGCGTCCCAGTAGGGCGCGAGCGAGTAGCGCGATGACTCGGCGGGGTCTGGGTGCCAGGCCTTCGACCACGTGCGCTTTCCGCGGGCAAGCAGGTCCTTGTCCCATGCAGCCTTCGTCATGTCCTCTTCGACGGCGCTCCCAATCATCACGTCGTACTGGCTGTCCTCGAGCAGGCCGTTGACGCGGCGGACCTGGCCGTCGAAGTCGGCTTTCTTCGCGGCCTTCACCGCCGGGATGCCGCTGTCGATTGTCCACGTGTCGATTTCCAGCGCGCCCTGCGTGTCCCAGAACCACCACGCCGGCCCGAAGCGCGCCTGCACGATCATGGCGACCGCCTTGATGTGCGACAGCTTGGCGATGGAGTTGCGCGGCGTGCACCACTCGAACAGGTGCTGCACCTTGCGGCTTGCGGTGCCCCAGCCGTTCGCCACCAGCGACGTCCGGTCGCGACCGCCCGGGTCAATGCCCACGCTCACGAACTCGATGCCAGCGCGCGGGACGGCCGCCATGAGCGACATGATCGGCACGCCGATGATTTCGAGCGCCGCCCGCTCGCCCGCCAGCCAGTCAGGCACCGTCGGCGTGTAGCCGTTGCGCGGGCGCGAGTAGTGGTAGCCGGTGGCGATGGCCGTCCACACGCGCTGCACGCGGCCCCAGTCGCGCAGCAGTTGCGGGTGGTTGACGCCCTTCTCGGCCTGGAGCTGCTTGAGGCGCTCGGCGGCCTCGGGCGTGTGCACATTGTCGAGGCGGCCCCACGAGTGATGGGACCACTTCAGCGATGCTGGCGTGCCGCCGGTCTTCGACGCCTCGTCGTGGCTCGCTAGGTCGAGGAAGAGGCCGAATGGGAAGTCCGGCAGGACGCCGCTCAGGATCACGCGCGTCGTCGGCGTGCACATCGGGTCCAGCAGCACGTCGAGGATATAGGTCAGCACTGACGTGGGCTGGTCCTGACACTCGTCGACGATGAAGACGCAGTTGTCGAGGCGATTGCCGAGGTACTTGCGGACGTTCTTCAGGTCGTCGGTGCCGCCGAACGCGACGATGGCGCCGTTCGGGAAGCGCGTGAGCTTCTCATCCTGCACCGACCGGTGCTCGATGCCGAACCGCTCGAGCAGAGCGATCCACTTCGGCCAGACCGAGAGCGTGAGGCCCGTCGATACCAGTCCCAAGAAGACGTTGATGCTGTTCGGCTGCGCGAGCGCGTTGTCGAGCAGGATGCCGAGGTCAGCCCACGTCTTGCCGCTCTGTCGGTCGCACAGGAAGTGCAGCCAGCATGAGCGGTCCAGCATCGCCGCGAGCTGCTGCGTGTGGCCGTCGGCATAGGCCTCCAGCGACCACTTGGGCTTCTCTGGCGCGTTGGCTCGCGCCCGGCGCTCTATCTCGCGCTCCGTCGCCTTCAGGAGCTGCGCGGGGGTCACGGCGGCAGTGGCCGGCCGGCCACCAACCAGTAGCCCCGGCGCAGCCACCTCCAGAGCGCCCGCATCATTGCGTCCGTTTCTTGGGTGCGAGGCGCCAGATCGCCGCGATGGCTGCGCGCATGTGCTCGAGCCAGTGGGTCGTACCGACCGCGCCGCATATGTCGCAAAGGCCGTTCGCGCGCGCCTTACCGGCGCAGTCCTGCGCTCGCGGCGCCATGCAGCGACAGAGCAAGAGCATCACTGCTTCAGCACCTGGCGCAGTTCGGCTAGCGCGCCCTCGGATACGCCCGACAGGTCGACTGGGATCTCCTTCGCCGGGCCGATGAGCCGATCGAGCAGCATCTGCATGTAGGCCGGGTGATAGGTGGTCTTGCTGCCGCAGACTGCGCCCTCCTTGTCGAACACGTCGTTCTCCACGCCCTGCAGGGCGAGTTTCTTCAGCACGCGGAAGGTCTCGCGCAGCTCCTCGACCGTACGGAACTCGTCGTCGAGCATCTGCTCGATTTCCACAAGCTTTCTCGGCCGACCACCTGGGTTACCGCTCACGCCCGGCGGGAATGGCCGGCCGCGTGGTCGCTCAGGCTCCCTGCTCTCAGCCACGTCACACCGCCAGCAGCTTCCGCGGCCATGCCGACCAGCCGATGAACTCGCCCGGCCCCATGGCCGACATCTCGGGCGCCACGAACGCATGCACCTCGCCCGTCACGCGGTCGCTGACCGTGCCGGCATTCTCGTTAATGGTCAGCTTGCCCACCAGGGTCGGCTTGACGCTCAGAACGGCGCGCGCGGCCCGAATCAGGTCCTCGCGGTGCGCGCCGGTCACGTCTGCACCGCCGCTTCCCGCCGTTTGATCCAGGCCACTAGGTCTGACGGCATCGCGAAGATGCGCCAGTCCAGCCGCCGGGCCGGCGAAGGGAACATCTCGTTGAAGATGCGCGCCGCCCACTCTTGGCGAGTCTCGGTCTTCATGGCGCCACCTCCGCCGGCAGCGACCGGTCCGCGTAGTCGATGCGGTGCCAGGCGTAGGTGCGCACCACGTCGTCAAACCGCACGTCGATGCCGCCGGCGTGCGGGATGCCGTCGACGTCTACGATCGCCTCCTTCGGCATGCGGTTGCCTGGGATGCCCATCGGGGTGCGAAACGAGATTACCTTGTAGCGAAACGGCGGCGACTTCATGGACGTTCCTTTCGTGCGGGTTTGATTTCTCGCTCGAGCGCACGGCACTCGGCGGCTGCGAATCTTCGAATTGTTCCGACGGCGGGCGGCGGCTCCGCACTGGCGGGGGCGAGCTGGCGGCGTCTCCATGGACTCGTGGGTCCGGGGTGCTCGGCCTTGACGCGGGCGATGATGCGCTGGATGGCAAACCGCGAGCTCGGGCGCCCATCGCTCACGACGCGCTGGGACCGTGGGTCGCGGCGGCGCCGGCGGCTCGCGGTGGCGGCGACGCGCGCGGGTATCGCCCGGGTTGGCACGCCCTCGGCATAGAGGCGCCAGATCTCCCGCTCGTGGTCATTCCACCAGAGGTGCTCGGCCAGCACGCGGTAGGCCCAGGCCTGCCACGCCTCGACGGCCTTCGTATACGCCTCCAGTTCCACCGCGGTCATCGTCCTAAATTTGCTCGAGAGAGCGCTCTTGGCTGACAGCTCGCCCAGGCCCTCCGCCTGGAGCACTGCGTCCCATGAGGCCGTCGGTGCGCTCACGTTTCAGTTCTATCAGAACTTTCAGAACGTTCAATACTTTCAAAATAACTTGAAACTTCGTGGCAGCAGCCGGGGCGATCTCTGGGTCTGAGCACCAGAGGCCATGAGAGCGGTCCGTTTGCCGGCGCTGTCAGCGCGCGACGCCCGGTGATGTCAGCGGAGCCCGACCACCTTTGCCGGCGCGCCCAAGCCCCGTTGCGGCTGCGCCTCGCGTGCGATTGCGGAAGGCCCCGCCGTCGCCTGACAGTGAGTCGTATTCATTGGCCCCGGTTTCAATCCGTTCTGCGACCCTTTGGTCGATCGGGTCTGATCGTGTAGCGAGCGAAGCCTTTCCACGGCGCTGCGCACTCGTGCGTCACGGCTTCCCATTGCGCGTCGCGTGGATCCGTGTGGCGCGTGTCGATCCACCACCCGCACCTGCAGCGCAGTCGTTGCCCTACCTCGTCGACCATGAACTCCATGAACCCGCGCGGGCCCATAAGTCGCAGGTTGCTCGTCATCGCGCCATCGGCTTCGCCCAGCCCATCGCCTTGCGCGTGCGCTCCGCAATCTCCGCGTCGCTCTCTTCGGGCGGTCGCTGCCCAGCGTGGGCGGTGCACGTTCGCGTGCGCCTCGCGCCGACCGTGGTGAGCAGCAGCGTGTAGCAGGGTGGGTGCTCGCAGTAGCGGATCACGCGGTTCCCTCGAACACGATTTCCCAGCGCTTCCTGGCCACCCCGCCGTTTCCGATCGGGTCGCGCATGGCCTTGAGCGTTCCGGTGGTGGACTCGGCCCACGAACCGCGCGGCTCAAGCTCTGCGGCCTGGACGAACCCGGCGACCTTGAGCGACTTCCCTTCCTCGTCGCCCTGCGTGTACGTCACCAGGCGCCGGTAACCCATCGCCTTCGCGATCACGCGCGCCGTCGTGTAGAGCTTCGAATTGGCGCCGAGATATCCGTTCGTGCACGTCCTGCTCACCTCGAGGGTTCGTCCATCGTCCAGGCCGCGCGCGACTGGCCTACCGCAGATTGCGACACCAACGATCACGTCACCGTCGGAGACGGCAAACGAGAACTTGTGACCACGACACGGCTTGTTGTGCCGGTGCAAATCACGCACAAAGGCGTTGGCCGCGCGGAGCGATATGGGCACGGTGCGCAGCATCTAAAATGGCACCACCTGCGCGCCGACGTTGCGGATCGCGAATAGCCCGCGGTGGACGGCGATTTGGTGCGCGTCCCAATCGCGTAGGTCCTGCTGCGCGAAGCGGCCCGAGCGCTGGTCATGCTCAGAGTGGCATCCCTGCAGGACCTTCGGGTAGTACGTGAAGTCTGCTAACATGGCCGAACTGCCGACGTCGTCCCAGTGCGGCCCGCACAGCGGAATCACCTCCGCGTCGCTGCCGTGCTTCATGCCCATTCCGCCGCGCCCGACGTGCGCCGCTTGGATGTTCTTTCGCGTCCCGCACGCCGCACAGGGCCGCGTGTGCACCCACGCCAGGTACTCGGCGTGCTCCTGGTTCCGCTCTTGGTGCTTTGTCACCGGCTCTCCCTTCGCGAGAGGTGCCAGCATCCGCATGCCGGGCACTGATAGACGAAAAGCTGCGGCTTCCGCTTGCCGCTACGGAGCGGCTGCGCCGCGACCGCGCGCGCCAGCCCCTCGGTGCCGAACTTCTTCTTGCCCTGGCACATCGCCATCAGCGTTTGCCTCCCTGTGTGACGCCGAATCGTGTCGCCGGCTTCGCCGTCGGGCTTGCCGCAGCTTTCGGGGCAGCACTGGCGCGCGGTCGCTCGAGCAGGCGCGCGATCCGCTCCGCGAGCTCCAATTCCTCTGCAAGGTGCGTCCATTCGACGCGCGCGTTGTCGACCAGCACGCGATCGGGCGCCCCGAGCTCGATGCCGCCCGGGAAGTCGATCAGCGCCAGCGCCGTCGGGTTGTGGACCATCAACCAACCGCGCGTGGCTTCGCGCTGCGCCTCCAGCAGACGCAGCGCCCGCTCGGCGTTGGCCGCCTGCGCCTTCAACTTCGCCACGCGCGCCGTCCAACGCAGCGCCGCCGCCATTCGCGCGAGCGCCGTCGGCGCCGTCAGATCTGCAGCGGCCTCCTTTAGCCAGACGGCGATCGCGTCGTCGTGCTGGCTCATGCCGCCTGCGCCGCCTGGTTCGCGCAGACCCAGCACACAGAGGACCAACTCATCGGCTCGTACCGACCGCACTCGGTGCAGCCGCCGGCGTCCTTCTTCGGCGGGGCGAGGGGCGGCGCGAGCGGCGGGCGACGGGGAAGTTGCCGCCTAGGTCCGTGGCGCGCGGCCATCTCCCTCAGGCATTGAATGCAGCAGCTCTTCCCTGGCTCCGCGGCGCCGTGCCGGCCGTTGCGCCCGCAGATGCCGGCGGCCACGCGAGCGGCGTATTGCTTCTTGGCGTTCGCTGTCTTTCTCTCCTTCTGTGTCATCAGTCGGCCACTCCTTCCTGTGCCTTTGCGGACGTCTGTCCAATGATTCGCTCGATCTCTTGGCGCGGCGGCATCTGCCGCGCGCCCTCGGGGCCGCTGGCCTTGTAGGCCTCGGCGATCGCGCGTCCGATGTTCTCAGGCAGCTGGCGCCCGTTGATTCCGAACCGGTCGAGCCAGCGGATCTGGCGGTAGTTGCAGAGCCCGGCCTTGATGCGAGCGTCGCCGATCTCGATCAGCTTCTTCGCCTGCTTCTTGCTGCAGTTCGGCGGGATGTCGAAGTACAGCTCATCGCGGAGGATGCGCAACTGCTCCGGCGTGGCGGCATTCTCCGGCTTGAGCACATGCATCGGCTCAGGATTGGCCACGCCCATGGTCTTGAACGGGTCCTGTGGCCGCCGCGCCGCGATCCGCGACTTCAACAACGCGGCTCGCTCCGCCGCCTCCCGAATCTCGCGCCGCGCCTGTTGCAGCGCCTGCAGGACGTCGCCGCCTTCCTCGCGCAGCTTCTTCTTGGCCTTCGCCTTCTCGTCGTCGCTGTAGCTGCCACCCAGGATGTCTACAGGGCTCGCGCAGCAGCCTTCCATGTTGTTGCCGGCCAGGTCGAAGACGTTGTTGTAAGGCTTGGGCGAGGCCGCGATCGCGGTCTTGCGTTCCTCGACCGTCGCGAGCTTTTCGATCCCCGGCCAGAGCCGCGCGCCGCGGCCGATGATCTGCTCCAGGCGCGCGCGCGACTTGCACGGCAGCGCGTTCAGGATGACCTGGAGTTGCGGATCGTCGTAGCCCTCGGTGAGCACCAGCATGTTCGCCAGCCGCGGGAAGGCGCCGCCCTTGTGCCCGCGCAGGATGGCAGTGCGTTCGTCGTCGGGCGTCTTCCCGTCGAGGCTGCGCGCGCTGCCGGGTTGGCGCAGGTTCATGGTCTCCGCGGTGACGTGCGCCGTTTTCACGCCAGGGGCGAACGCCACCATCCGCATGTCGCCAGCGAGCTCCAGCGCAGCGTCGGCGATCTGCACCGCACACGTCGAGATCGCGTCGTCCAGCGCTGCCTCGTCGAATTCTCCGTCCTTCGCCACCTTCAGCTTGGCGAAGTCGATGTCCGTCTCTATCGACTCCGACCGCAGCGGCGTGAGCCATCCGTTCTCAATCCCCCACAACATGTCGAGCGGCGCGCCGGCCTCGCTCTCGAACACGCGGCCCATGGCCTTCTTGTCGGCCCTCTTCGGCGTCGCCGTCACGCCGAGCACCTTCGCCTCAGGGAACGCGGCCAAGATCTTGCGGTAGCTCTTCGCCGTGCAGTGGTGCGCCTCGTCGACGATGATCAGCGTGAACGGCGGCTCCGAGATGCCGCGCAGCCGGTGTTCCTTGAGCGTCTGGACCGAGCCCACGACGATGCGGGCCCCGTAGCTGTGCTCGTGGGCCTTCTCGATGCCGACGCGCTCACCGGTAAGCTCGGTCAACTTCTGCCAGGCTTGCTGGATCAGCTCCTTGCGGTGGGCCAGCACCAGCACGCGCCCAGGCCAGAGGGCGGCGAGCACCGCGAACAGGTAGGTCTTGCCGAGGCCGGTCGCCATCACTGCCAGCGTCGAGCGGTGCACGCGCAACTCGCGCATGATGTCGACGCACTTGTCCGCCTGGTAGGCGCGCGCCCCGTAATTGAGCGCGGCCTGACGGAGATCGGCGTCGTAGAGCGCGATCATTCAGCCCCCCCCCCGTGGCCCGCCGGCGATCGCCATCGACCGCGTCGAGGTACTGCGCCCAGAGTTGGAGCTTGAGCTGGTGCCAGAAGCCGAGCACCGTGCGGCGCCGTTTGTAGCGCCACGTCTCGGGGTCGTCGTTGTTGACCCACAGCATCTGCCGGACCTCGCGGAACGTGAGGCCAGTGCGGAAGTCGTCGTACGAGACAACATCACCAGCCGCCCGCGTCCGCTTCTTCATCGTCGTCGCGCTCCGTGACCAGCTCGCGCCCGGCGTCGTCCTGGATCTGCAACCGCTTCGCTCGCGCTTGCGGAGCCTTCGGCGTGGGCCATCCGCTATCGCGCGCCACGAACCCGCCGGCCGCCGGATCAACCACCTTCGCGTCCGCGCCCCGCGCCTGAAGTTCGCGCGGCACCGCGCTCAGTTGCTCCTCGACCAGGTAGCCGATGCCGCCGCAGCCGTTGCACTTCGAGCGCCGATGCGCGCTGCCGTCGGGGTCCTTGCAGTAGAGGCAGACCGTGCGGGGCACCGCCGTCATCCGCGCCCGGGCTGCGAGCTCGTGCGTCGCCTGGCGGAGTCCCTGTAGCTTCACGCTGTCCTGGCCGCCCCTGCCGATCGCACTGGCCAGCGCCGCCTGCGCCTGGCGTAGGTGGTTGTCGAACGCCGTGAGGACGGTCTCTGTCAGCTCCCAGGCGTCCACCACGATCTCATCGCCGATCTCGAGACCCAGCAGGTCCATCTCCAGGCGTGGACGCGCAGACTTGGAGGGGGCGGGCGACTGAACGACGACACCGTCGCCCTTCACGCGCAGCGGCTGATCGCCCGCCCCCTCGTCGCCTTTTTCGGGCGCTGGCGAGCTTTCGCCCGGACCGGCATCCGCGCCCTCGCCGGTCTGCCCACTTTTCAAAGCTTTCGCGGGCTTGGCGCTCTGCGAGGTGGTAACCGTTACCACTCGCTGCGTCATCTTGGCCCGAACTTCACTGACCATCGGATGCGAGACGCCGCACTGCCGGGCGATGCGCCGGTCGGGCCACCCGGACCACTCGGCGTCGCGAAGCATCGTCTCGACCGAACGATGCTTGTCCGCGTTCGAGCGGCGCAGACCGTGTTCCTTGTTCGCCCCACACGCGGCGAGGATCGCGGAGCGACGATCGCCATTCTCGATGTTCGCGGGCAGCCGCTTGAGCCCCGCGCGCTGCGCCGCCTCGACGCGATGAAAGCCGTCGACGAGCCAGTTGTCGGTGCCATCGAAGAAGATCCGCAGGGCCGGCAGGGCGGTCTTCGCCCGGTAGGCCTCCGCATATTCGGTGACGGTGTCTTCGTCGAGCGCCGCGCGGATCTGCGTTCCTCCGTCGCGGCGGATGTGCTCGATCAGGATTCCGGCGGCGCTCGACTTGCCCACGGTTAGGCCTCCGTCCCGTACGTGAGAACCGGGTCGCGCTCGCACTCCGCCGGCGTGAGCCGCGTTGCCTGCCACTTGCGAGCGGCTTGCGCCGAGCGCAGCTCCTCATGCACGGGCTCGACGTAGAGAGGTTGATCGCCGAGCTTCAGCGCAGGCGACTGCTTGCGTAGCCAGCGCTCGCCGGACGGCGCCATCAGCAGCTCGTACCGAAGGCCCGTCTCAGCGTCGGTCCAAGCATCGGCCGGCGAGGCGCCGAGCAGCTGGCAGATCCAATCCCAGCCGGCGGCCTCGCCCAGCGCGCGCCGCACCTCGGTGTTGCGGATCGCCAGGTACTCGTCGCGCGTGTACGACCGCGGCGCCATGATCACGCGCTCGGGGACGCGGGTGCCGTGCCACGTATAGAGCTTCCAACCATCGCGCCAGGCGATAGTCGGGCCCTTGATGGAGTGAGGCAGGCTGCGGTCATCGCGTGCGATCACCGTCGGACGGTCCGCGACGATGACGAACTTGTCGTGCAGGAAGCGAGGCCCGCCATGGATCGCCGCCGCCTCGTAATGCGCGAACTTCCCGTAAACCGGCAGATCGAGCTTCGCGACGTGGCGGAAGAACGACAGGTATGCGACCCATCCGCTCCATTGGTTCCCCCCGTTCCAAGAGCGATCCCAGTACGCGGAGCAGCCAACGAGAAACCGTATGAGCCGGGCGCCCGTGGCGGCGCCCGTGGCGGCGTACGTGGCGTCGCCCGTGGCGGCGCCCGTGGCGGCGTCCGTGGCGTCGACCGTGGCGGCGTCCGTGGCGGCGTCCGTGGCGGCGCCCGTGGCGTCGTACGTGGCGGCGTCCGTGGCGGCGTCCGTGGCGTCGCGCGTGGCGGCGTCCGTGGCGGCGCCCGTGGCGGCGCCCGTGGCGGCGCCCGTGGCCTTTGCCTTCGGTGCCGGAAGAT